TCGTTATTGGCTTGTATTTCTGATAAAGGTTGTCTATTAGATTCTAATCCAGCTTCTTTTAATACGTCGTATTGTGCGAATAATTCTTTTCTGAATTTAGGATCACTTACGAATGTTTCTATTAGTTTTTTAGACGGTACCTTTCCATAATTCTTTAACTCTCTTGCCCCTGGTTTACTTTCCAGTATCTTATTCTTTTGACATTCATACAAGAAACTCTTCAGTGGATTAAATCCTGTTTTATCCTGTACAAGGAAGAACTCTGTTCCTTCTCCTGGTTGTCTAGCTTTATAGATTACTGCTTCCATAATAGCTTTAGCGTCCAAGTGCTCTGCCGATTTTTCACTTACAGCTTTCTCATCTTTAGCTTCTATTCTTTTAATAAATATACCTAAATCTATTCCGTATATAGTCGATTTAGGAGCATTTATTTTAATATCAGCTGGTAGTGTCTTCCACTCTCTAGAAAGTCTTTGACCAGGCATAGCATTCATTTCTATACGAGCTCCTATATGTGCAGTGAAGAATAGATTTATATTGTATTCTCTAAAGTAAGAATTGTACTGCTTCATAAATCTATCTACTTCTCCAGAAGCTTGCATATATAGTGTCTGCTTAACATCTTTCTTTAAATCTGTTACTTCTTGTGGCATCAAATGAGTAATAGAATCTACAAATATAAATGTGGGTGGGAAGTATTTGATTTTACCTCCTTGGTGAGAAATAACTTCATCTCTTTTGTAAGACCTATCTTTCTTTTCATCTATAGTACTCTTTACTAAATCTTTTAAGTCTTCCACATTCGATACATCGTGTAATACAACATGGTCATTCATCTGTTGTATAGTAAATCCAGTAAGCATTCTTATACGTTCATTATTTAATCCTGCTTCTACGTCTATAATGTGTATCTTTACTCTTTTGTCTCCTTGTAATATCCAAGGTCTAGCCATATTAGCTATTATCTTCATTCCTAGAGTCGATTTACCCGTATGAGATTTTCCTATTAAAGTTACTTTAGAACCGCTAAGAACTCCTCTATTCGTTTGTATTAGTTCGTCGGTCTTTTCATCATATACACGATATCCTAAGCTAGTATCAATGTTTCTAAATCCAGTAGGTAATATCGTCCTTAATTCATGTTCATTATCCATTAAAATTCTCCTTTCATATTAAAGTATAGTATGGTTCCACATTTTCCGTAGACGACATAAAAAACCCTCCACAATAGGAGGGTAGATTATTTGAATAAAGTATTAAAACTTGTGTTAGATTTGACTACATTTTATTTATCGAATTAGTAATAAAAATAAAGGAGTCGAACAATGAGTAGCCAAAGTCTTGTAGCTTTAATATATTTATGTTATTTTTTCTCCTTAAAATTAAGCACATAACATCCGTACGGTAATTTAACAGTAAAAGATTCACCTGGTTTCATAAACTCATAATCTTTTTTAGGTAATACTATTCTTTCTGACCTATCAACTGGTATTTCTAATTCTACAATAAACTTTTGATTTTCTTCATCTTGGTATACTATTATTTCTTCTGAAGTATCCTTGTGTATTTTTTGTAAATTCTCTATTAAATATGCTAAAGTATGTCGGCTCATGGTTACCTCTCCTTTTTATTTATGATAGTTCGTCTATGTGGTCTACTAAGTCTGTTGCTAATCCCATACATATATAATTAGCAGACAAGTGTAGTAGTGAGTTTCTACTCTTAGGATCTTGTGGTAGATCTTTTAAAGATACTTCAAGATCATTCTTTAATTTTTCATTCATAGCTCTTTTAGCTACGTTATTGTCACTTCTAGCAGTTAGTAATTCTTCTAATATAGGTTCAGAATCTTTTCCATATACAGCTAAAGCTGCTACTTCTGCATCTGATAAGATACCTGTCTTAGATTCTCTAGACGCTTGGTTGTTCATATCTCTAACAGAAGCATCTACATTAGAAGCACTTTCCTTTGTTACCATTTGTTGTAATTCTCTTATCTGTATAGGGAATCCCATTACAGGAAATTTAGTAGTACTATTATTTAGATAAGGAATCTTTAATTTTTCTTCTACATCTACTCCCAATGCTATACGGAATTTATCGATGTTTTTCTGTTCTATTTTCTTATCATCTACGTATAGTCTAAGACCTGCATTTTCTTCTATAAAAAGTTGCTCGAAATCTCTGTCGTCAAAAGTTTCAAATATCTTTTCATATTTGTCATAAACATCAGGAAAATAAGGCTTAAGATATTTACGTAAATAATTCATTATTTCATTTTTCATATTATCACCTACATTTCATTCATAAGATGCCTACATTTGATTATGCAATAGTCTTTTATGTGTTTTACTATTTTGACTACACCAGCGTTAGTTCTAAGGTCTTCTATATCTCCACCCTTTTCAGCATACTTTGTACAGTAGTCCTTTATTACGTCGAAGAGTTGTTTTTCTAAAGCGTACATATTCTTATCAGCCATACGGGCTGTCATACATTTAGGGATAAATTCCTTCTTCATATCTTCGAAGCTACTAGAATATTTACTAGTATAATAAAGTACATACATTTGACAAATTAAATAGAATACTTTAGCCTCATGATTAAGAAGAACGTGATTAAACACACCTTTCTTAACTGGGGAATTAATTCTTAATGTCTTTAAGACTTGTTGATCTAAAGCTGATGGATGATAATTTTCTATCATAGATAAAAGATTATCTATTATTACAGAATTATTAGTCATACTTATTCTTTGACCTTCATCTGTTACTATATCTTTTTGTAATAAGACATTATTACTCTCATCTTTAGTAGTATAATATACACGAGATATATTTTTTACTATATCATTTACTGATGTATAAATTCTATTAATTATATCAACAACATCTTGATCATTCATTCTATCGAATTTAGGTTTTAATTTAGGAGTATTTACTATAGTATTTAAAGAATCTTCTATAACTAAATAAGCACATCCATGTTTTTTAAACAATGATTTCCCAGTAAGTACACTATCGATTATATATTTCATTTTAGCACTATTTGTTCCATGTTTAAAATAATGTGAAAATCTAGCTCCGTAGAATACTAATCCCATAAAGTCTAAGAATATTTTGGTATCTGTATCGTAATATGATTTAAGTAGACATAGATTAAATATATTACCAGATATTTTAGCATCCATTTGTAATACTTTATTTGTCTTTTTAAATTTCTTAAAGTCTTCTTCAGGTATATTATAACAGTCTAGAATCTTTTGTCTATTAGTAGCTCCAAATATTACGTAATCTTTTACTATACCGTCCATAAGGGCGTCTACGTTATTTGAATAGTAATTATTAATGGCTTTTAAAACATTAGTATCAGTTTCTTCTGTTTTATACTGATCTAAAAATTCAAATATAGTCAATATTATTTTCTCCTTTCTTTAGTAGTATTATCAAAAAAATAAATACTAAAAAGTTAAGGATATCTTTAGATAGACGACATAAAAACCCACCCCATGTTTCGGGGTGGGAATTATATTCATCTATGGTATTTAGGGATTATTTACTAACTTCTATTGGTCCTGCTGGTGCTACGTTAGCTCCTCCTTGTGAAGGCTGTATAGTTCCTGTAGGATTCATTACTTGTGGAGCTTTAGGTGGAATTGGAGCATATGACATTATAGTGTTGCTCATATCTCTTCTTTGGATTGCATTAAAATGTAGTGGTGTTTCTGGTAAAGTTATACCAGTAACAAAAGATTGAGGCCAATTATTGTCATTTACTACGAAGTCAGTTGTTCCAAGCATTCCTGGTTTAACAGCTGTCTTCAATCTATCCATTACTCCATCTCTGTAGTTTTGTAGTATAGCAGACCATACTCCTTTATTAGACTTAAGTTGATGTAAAAAAGATCCTGCTTGGAATCTGTATACATCTGACGCAGAATCATAGTATACCTTTTCAGGAGATCCTGCTGGGAATTTATTATGACCTAAATATACGTCTAAGTAGTATTTACCTACGTATGGCAATTTAGTCTTGTCGTCTGAGAATATATATCCTTTATTTACAAGATCAGGTAATATTCCTTTAAGTGCTACTTCTTGTTCTGCTAAGAATATAAGTAAGCTATAAGCTTCTTCATATAACTCAGCAATCTTTTGTGTATCCAGCATATTAATATAAGATACTCTTGATTTTTCTGCAGTTCCCCTAGGTTGACCATTTGCATCTGCTTTTTGTCCTACTATAGTGTAGTCCACTTCTACTACCGGAATTCTAACTTTCTGACCTAAAAAGTTAAATTCCTTTTCTCCTGCTCTGACGTCATTTTTATCTCCAGTAATTGCTAAGTAGTTTAATACTGTTCCTGTATTATCTACTTCCCAAGATACTTTAGGATTGCTCTCTCTCATTATAACGTCTTCATTTGCGTTAAGTAGAGTTTGGTATAAGTTTTTAGCTTCCTTACTCATTTTTCTAGTGAAGCTGTGTCTGTTTATTGTTGTTTTTGCCATGGCTTTTTTCTCCTTCTCTAATTTAATTTATTTTTTTTTAAAATACGTATTTTCCCTAAATATTTAATACCAATATTTTTCTTATAGTTTATTAAATTATCCTCCTTTCTACATTATTTATAAGAAAAAATCGGTGCAGACGTTAAAGTTACCCGGTCTAGTAATCCAAGACACAGACTACTAGACCAGTAAATGAAAGATTAACGTGTTTTTGATTTAAGGAAGTTTTAGGGTAGTTACTTCCTTAATCACCTTAATAATATATAATTAATTTTTATTAAGCTTTTTTAGTTTTATTAAATTTAAGATTTTTATTAGTTGATTTTTTATTTCCATGTGGTTTCTTTTTCTTTTCGTTAGGGTATCTTTGTTTTTTAACAGGTTTTTCGTATTTATCTTTTCTTGCTTTTTCTACTCCTTCAATAAATACATTTATTTCTTCCATAGTAGATTTTTCTCCACATATAACAGATAATGACTTTTCTATTTGTGGAAATACATAGTTGTACCATTTAGTAGCGTTTATTAGACTTACTTTACTTAAAGCTTCGTCCATTAATTTATAGAATTCTTCGTCAGATAAATTAAAATAATCATTTTCAACCATCCATTGTTTATCTGCGAAATTATCTAATAAGTCAACATATACTAATCTAGAAGATATACGGTGTCTCTCTGCTTTATTTTTCAAAGTCATTTTCCATCCTTCTATATCTTCTTCACTAAATCTAAAATTATCTAATATCCTTTCTACCATTTCTACTACTTTAGGGAAGTTACCTTTATCAGTAGTTATCGATACATTATAAGTAGCTGGAGCTACTTCAGGATTAATATAAGCCGTTGGGTCATAAGATAAATTCTCTCTATCTCTTACCTTCTCATATACTACACGAGATAACACAGCTCTGAATAATGCTCTATAACAAATTTCTTCTAATCTAGAATATAGGGGATCAATATTACAATCAAATACTAAGGTAACATTGTCACTTTCACTAGTTAGTATTTCTCCATCTTCAAATCTATAAGGAATATATTCGTTATAACTTCTACCATCAGGTAAATTATCTATTATTTCTTTTTGTACTAATTCTCTCCAATAAGCTTCATTAGCTCTTTCCGATTCAGGTAGACCTAATTTGAATACGGTATTCTTCTTATTATAGTATTTTTTCATATGTTCTGACAAGTGAGTCCCTCTTATAGATTCTACATCTTCTATAGTTCCTATAGTGTTTGTATTAAAGTCCTTTGATCTAGTTAGGTATAACCAAGATTCTCTTAATCTAGTATCGACTGTACGACTTCTTTCTATTTCTGCTTTTATTATTTCTACTTCTTTTTTAGCTCTTTTATTTAAAATAGTTATCCCATTCTTATTTCTATCTTCTTCACCTTCTTTTAAGTAAGTTCTTAAAGTGTTACCATACTTTTTAATTACTCCTTCTAAGATATCTTTCTCAAAATAGAATTCTGGGTAATAATAAGTAACTTCTTGTAAATTAGTCCAAGCATTACCAAATATACCTCTTCTTTTTAATTTTCTTTCAAATGCTTTCTCATCCTCTGTATATTCAGAAGCAATTAAATGTTCTAAAAAATGTGATGTTCCTGGAATTATATCGTACATAGCTCCTGATTTAATTCCCCATTCAAATGAGCACAGATTTCTCTTTCCGTATGTTACTAAAAATGATGTGTTTTTCATATCCTTATCTCCTTCTTTTTTTATATGTATTTTAAGTATTTGGTTAACCGATTTTTATTAAAATACTATTAGAAAGCGAGGAAAATCAATGGCTAGAACGTATAAAAGTCCTATAGATGGTAAGGTATTTAAGACTATTCCAGAATTAGAAAATTACACTAGAAAATACCATATGGATAAAATACCTAAAGAATATAAGGGAGATGTATCACATTTTTTATTTGACGCTAGAAACGGAAAAGGAAGATGTCAAATATGTGGTGCTAGTCCTACTAAATGGGATCCTAAGAAAAAGCAATATGAGATACTATGCGAACCGATATCGATTCAATCTATATTAAAAGACCCTTTTAGAGTAATAAAGACATTTATTAAGAATAGAGGTAATTCTTGTAAAGATGTAATGAGAAAAAGATATGTAGAGAATATAAAAAGAACATGGAATACAGATAATTTAATGGCTAATCCTGATTATAGTAAGATGTTAATGGAGAATAGAAGAATAGCTCGTCAAGTAGAATTTAAAGGAAAGAAATTTACTGTATTAGGAACTTACGAAGTTAAATTTATGGAAGTATTAAAAGTATGTGTATTTGGATCAGATGATGTAGAAGCTCCTGGTCCTGAGATTAAGTGGACAGATTGGAATGGGAATATTAAGACACATATACCTGATTTCTATATAAGAAGTATTAATTGTATAGTAAGTATTAAAGATGGGGGAGAGAATAAGAACAATCATCCTTCTATGGTGGAACGTAGAAAAGCTGACGCTTATAAATTTAAAGCATTAGTGGATAAGACTAAATACAATGTAGTAGAATTAAATGGAATTAAAGAGATAGAAGGATTTCCTCAAATGTACAGAGATATTAAAAAATCAAGTCAAAGATATATTAAATATCCTGAGTATTATAAAGATTATATAAAAGAATAAAGGAGCGTCATTTATTGGACGCTTCCTTATTCATAAAATTTCTTATCAGACCAAGTAATCATCGCCTTATCAGGATCACCTGCTGAATCAACTCTTAGAATTGTTTCTCCTCTTATAGAAATACGGTAAGTCATCTTCTGATCTACAGGATTATAATCTATCTCTACAGAAGGAGAAGCCTCTGGTACTATTTCTGCTATAACAGCATTTACTCTATTATTTATATTAGATCTAGTAATAGGATCGTCTAATACGTGTACGTATCTCACTATATCTAAGAACATACCAGGCACCTCAGGTATTAATGTACTAGAGCCATAAAAGCTTCTAAATATTACTCTTATAGCGTTATCTAGGTCACGTTCTAATAATTGCTTTCCATATTCATTATAAGCAGGAGGATAATCTATTACTAAGTTATATAAATCATTTTCCTTGGTTGGTTTAGGATTTAAATTACTATCGGTTACCATTATATCTCAGCTCCTTTACAATTTAATAAAAT